GAAAATTGGACAGAGTACCGACGACGGTATCTATATATACCCAAGGGTCGCTGCCTAGGCAAGATGGATTTTCCAGACAGCATACAGGAGCTTGCGGCATTTTACCAAGCAGATCCAGAAGATATCTATCTTCTATGCCTCGGCTGTAAAAACGAACTATCTGCAGAAGAACTTCATGTTTTTGATGCTAAAGAGTTTAGAGTTTTATGGCGCCGAGGATGCCCTTTTGGATTTTGCAATAGCTGCATTGGAATTCTGGCGTTGCATGATTTTTGCTTACATAGGGAGTGCACTTTGGAGGGCGATGGTGTAGAAAAGCTGACCGGCCAATCGCTTGTGACACTACAGGTGCGTTGCTTAAACTGCTTAGGTGCTTTAACTGCTACTGAAAAGCTTGTTTGTGCAAAGCTTGGTGTGCCTTTTAGCCGTGTAAGAGAACAGTGGAGAGGGTACTGCAGAAAGTGCTATGAAGGGGTTTCCGTTGGATATCGTATTAGAGCTTAATACCCTTAAAGGGGAGGTACCTAACAACCAGTCGGACGACGGCAGCTTGTCACCAGATAGTTCCGGAGAGGAGGAGCCATGCCTCAATTTAAGTCCTCATGAAGTCCAAACCATCTGCTGGCTCTGCCACTGCAGGCTAAGGCTTGTAGTGGTAACAAGCAGGAATTCTCTTCTGCAGCTGCACTGTCTCTTGTTACAAGATCTACATCTCCAGTGTGCTGGTTGCACCTTAAACCATGGATAAAGGTACTGATATGTCCAGGGAGGAGGGAGGGGATTGGTTTATTGTACACGAAGCAGACTGCACAGATGATGAGACGTTAGAAAGTTTATTTGATGATGATACACAAGAGTCTTTTGTGTCCGATTTACTAGAAGAAGATCAGGTAGATCAAGGGAATTCCTTAGAGTTATTCAATGGGCAGATGTTAGAGGATGATATCAGGGAAGTGCAACAGTTGAAACGAAAGTACCTGGGCAGTCCCGAAAGCGTGGTAGAAAAGTTGAGCCCTAGGCTAGCAGCAGTTTCTATATCACCTAACAACTCCCAGAAAAGCAAGAGACGCCTATTTGACAGTGGCATAGGAAAAGATGCGGAGACTCCTCAGGAAGTGCCTAATGACATAGGACATGCTGAAACTACTTCTCCAGAAGTGGAGGTAGAGTGCCTGACAGATAATGCAAATAATAGTAATGTTCTGTATCTAGATCTGCTAAAAAGTAGTAATAGATATGCAACTGCATTGTGTAAATTTCGTGACTGTTTTGATGTAAGCTTTACTGATTTAACTAGAAATTTTAAAAGTGACAAGACATGTGGTCAAAGCTGGGTAGTAGCAGCATTTGGATGTAACCTACAGCTTGTAGAAAGCTCAAAAACCCTTCTACAGAGCCATTGTGAGTATATACAAGTACAAACAAATTGGAATCAGGGTTTAATAGCATTTTATTTGTTACAATTCAAAGCTAGTAAAAATAGAGAAACTGTTCTTAAACAATTTACGACACTGCTGAATGCTCAAGAGATTCAATTAATGGCTCAACCACCAAAGCATCGCAGTGTGGCAGTTTGTCTATACTTTTGGAAAAAAGGTATAAGTAGTATCACGTATACTTATGGTGAGCTACCAGAATGGATAGCAAAGCAAACTATGGTCTCACATCAATTAGCAAATGCGGAGACATTTGAGCTTTCAAAAATGGTGCAGTGGGCCTATGATAATAATTATTTAGACGAATCAGAAATCGCCTATTACTATGCACAATATGCTGATGAGGATGCAAATGCAGCAGCATGGCTACGCCACAATAACCAAGCTAAATTTGTGAAAGACTGTGCAGTTATGGCTAGATTATATAAAAGACAAGAGCAAAGGGAATGTAGTATCTCACAATGGATAACCAAATGCTGTACTGAGACAAAAGGTGAGGAAGAGAGCTGGCATGTAATAGGCCAATTTCTCAAATATCAGCAAGTAAATATGGTAGTGTTTTTAACACAGCTACGAAAAATGTTACAAGGCACTCCAAAAAAACACGTATTAGTAGTACATGGCCCTCCAGATACTGGAAAATCATACTTTTGTAGTTCGTTAGTAAGGTTTATGCAGGGAAAAGTAGTTTCATTCATGAATGCCAAAAGTCACTTCTGGCTGCAGCCGCTAGTGGACGCCAAACTTGGATTTTTAGATGATGCTACACATCAAACATGGCGATTCTTTGATAGCTATATGAGAAACGCCTTAGATGGTAACTATATCAGTGTAGATTTAAAGCACAAAGCACCGCTTCAGCTAAAGCTTCCACCTATGCTTATTACTACTAACGTTGATGTGCAGCATGATGAATCATATTTCTATTTGCACAGCAGACTTATGTTTATGCATTTTCCTAACAAAATGCCTCTTGATGCATATGGAGAGCCAAAAATTCAGCTAACTAACAATGTTTGGAAATGTTTTTTTGGAAGACTCAGAAAACAGTTAGGATTGGAAGACGAGGAGGATGCAGACTCTGGAGGGGCGCTACAACTTACTGCAAGAACAACTACTGAATTTGTTTGAGAAGGGCAGCAGTGAGCTAGAAGACCAGATACAGTACTGGGACCTGCAAAGACAGGAACAAATACTCTTACACTATGCCAGAAAACAGGGCAGAAGCCATATTGGAATGGTTACTGTGCCAGCACTTAGCACATCTGAATACAATGCTAAGGTGGCCATAAAAGTAGGCCTACTTCTAAAATCTTTGGCCAAAAGCAGATATGGGAGAGAACCATGGAGTATGCAGGAAACAAGCAGCGAATTAGTGCTAGATACAAAACCAAAAGGGCTGTTTAAGAAAGAAGGGACACATGTTGATGTGTGGTATGATAAAGATCCAGAAAATGGAGCGCAGTATGTATTGTGGAAGTATTTATATAAAGACACAGAGTATGGGTGGGTAAAGTTAAAATCGCATGTAGATTATCATGGTATATATTATAAGGATGAGACAGATGAAAAAATATATTATACAAGTTTTGACGAGGACGGTGTCAGATATTCCACAACAGGAACATGGATTGTACATTTTCAAAATGATACTATTTCCTCTAGCCGTGAGGAACGGGATAGATCCGAAACCACCGGATCCGCTGGGACAGAGACCAGTCGGAGCGAGCGGCCACCGCCCCCACGCTCCAGAGGATCAGCAGGAGGAGGCGGAGGAGAGCGACGACGAAGATCCATAGAACAAGCACCTAACCCGACGGAAGTGGGACAGCGGCGAACGTCAGTTCCTAAGCATAATCTTTCTAGATTGAAAAGATTAAACTTAGAAGCGCGGGACCCTCCTGTTCTAATTCTGAAAGGTCAAGCTAATGCTTTGAAATGCTGGCGCCATAGGCAAAAATGCAAAAGGGAAAAGCTTTTCGTAGATATTAGTACCACCTTTGCGTGGTCGGGTTGCGGGGTGGGGGTGGGGGCGGGGGCTGGGGCTCGCAAGAACAGGCAAATTAATAGCCGTCTTCTAGTTGCTTTTGCAGATAGTACACATAGAGATTTATTTTTAAAAAAGATTCCTATTCCAAAAGGATGCACGTACGATTACGGTAATTTGAGTAGTTTATGATTTATTGATTTGCAAATCTTGAATTCAGTTTTGTTTTATGATGCTATACTGAGACATTACATCTATAGGGAAACTTTGACATCCAACGGGTAACAACTAATGTCACAAGGGTACCATCACCATCCCATCAGTTTAAGCTTTTATATCACTTGTATAAAAGATACTGCCTTTACCAAAAAAAAACAAATAGTTGAGCACTCAGTAGAATTGATAAGATAGTTATTATTATTGCCTAACAAACATTCACAGAGTCAAAGCTATAAGTGACAGTCTAGGAATATGCAGGTTCTTCTATAGGCATAGGTTACTTTAGATAAGATAAGATAAGATAGGATAGATAAGTTATAGATAAGATAAGATAAGAGGTCATAGAAATAATATAGGACATAGGATAAGTAGGATAAAGGGCAAATAGGACATTTTTAGTGTATAAGGTACCAAGGAGAATAGAACATAGGTCTATAAAGCTCCAAAAAGCCAGATTATTTCAGTAAATACGTATGTGTATGTGTGTGCATGAAACAAGAATTGTGTTGTCTTATCTGCAGCTAAAAGCAATAATAGTACAAGTAAATAGCTAAATCATCACCAAAAGTTTAGTCTCAAAAAACAGTGGAAAAGTAAACAACCAACTACTTTTATTTCATGTCTTGAATATACACCATTATTATTTCATAAAAATACAAAAGGATACAAAAATACAAATCACAAATATTCTCAAACAATAACAATAACAACCAAGGTGTGAACATCTAACGTGAAACATCTACATCAATAACAATCACATCAACTGTAGTAAAAACAAAGAAAACCCTTAAACCTTATGGTCATAGTTATAGCTCTGTATTCTGTAAATAGACTATAAAGTGACTCTTTTTTTCTTAACACAATGTAATGACACTGCTCTTTCGCGGATAAAATCAAGGCACAGGAAATTATATTTAGTCCCCAATTACTTATCTCACACCATTACTCTCATTTCTTATTCCTATATTTCTGGATATTGTATATAAGACCTTGTACTAGCGAACTCGCAGCTCTCCCTGTTGTGCAGAAGAAAGCCTACAAAGGAATTGTCTTCATAGGTCCTGGTATTTCACTGTATATATGCCTTTGTACCCTATTCTGTATTGTATGTATATTCTTCACAACCAAGCACGCTTTTAATTCTCATAGCGACGCGGACATTTGATATGAAAAAAAACCAATAAGAACTGTTTAACTGTGGCACGCAAGGTCCAGACTTGCGGACTATGGGATTCCTGACTTTGTAAATAAATGTGGGGTTCGTAGGAGGCCGGAAAGGAGGTCAACAGCAAAACCGGAGAAACAGAAACAAAACATTTACAGTAGTAGTCTAACCTTACCCATTATTATCACTAACAAGTATAACCCAGTAACCCCGTGGTGTTATAGTTTAAGTGGTGGTGGGCTAACACAGGGTGTGGTGGTGGTGTGGTGTGGTGGTGGGGACCAAAAAAAAGGCAGGGCGGGGGGCAGGGGAATTGATGTATCCGTTTCTGTTTTTTTTCCATCTATTGTTCACATTTGGGCTCACACCTGCAACATTACTGTGGCTCATTGGATGTTTATACTTCTTGTGTGGAATAATACTTGGGGGGCTCCTTGTATTTTTTGTACACCTGTATAAACCTATTCAGTGCCATGGTAGCCGTAAAGAGGCGACGGCTGAAGCGGGACTCACCTGAGAATATCTATAGGCAGTGCCAGATAAGTGGTAATTGCCCACCAGATGTGAAAAATAAAATTGAACAGAACACACTTGCTGATAGAATTTTAAAATGGCTAAGCAGCATCATCTACCTAGGAGGTTTAGGGATTGGAACAGGCCGGGGCACTGGGGGCTCCCGTGGATATGGTCCTATAAATCCCGGGGGCAGGGTCACTGGAACAGGGGAGGTAGTACATCCTGCTATTCCTGTGGATCCTATAGGCCCTACTGATATAATACCTGTAGACCCTAACTCTTCCTCTATAGTACCCCTTTTGGAGGGTGGTCCTACTGGAGACGTGCCTGATATATTACCGGGTCCATCGGGTGGAGAGGTGACCTCAGGTTTAGATTTCGCTAGTGTGGACGTCACCACATCTGTGGAGACGATAGCTGAAATAGCTCCTACAGTAGATGTAACTGTGCAAGGAGCAGGAGAGGACACCGGCGCTACTGTAGTCAGGCCAAGTACTAGTAGGGGAGCTACATCTACTTTTTTCAACCCTGCCTACGTGAGTTCTATTCAACCGCCTGCTATAGCAGGTGAGGTAGGCGGTGAGATCTCCGGATTAGATGTTACTGACCTATCAGGCTTTACAGCGGCTACCTTTGACAGAGCAGGATTGCAAGAGGAGATTGAGTTAATGGACATTGTTGACCTAGAAGGAGAGGGAGTATTTGATATTTTTGAACCGCCCTCTACTAGTACACCTCGCAATTCCTTGCAACGGTTAATAGGGAGGGCCAGACAGCTTTATAACAGACGCATTCGGCAGCAGCCAGTCAGGAATCCTCTATTCATACAGCGCCCTCAGCAATTGGTTACTTTTGAATATGAAAATCCCGCCTTTTCTGACCCAGAAGTGACGATGATTTTTGAGCGGGATGTGGCTGAGGTCCAGATCCCGCCAGATTTTGATTTTCTTGACGTAGCACGTTTAGGACGTCCATATTTGTCTGAAACTGCTGACAGAACTGTTCGTGTAAGCAGATTAGGGCAGCGATCTAGTTTACAAACACGTCAAGGCACGGTTGTTGGGGAACGCGTACATTATTATTATGATCTTTCCCCAATTGCTGCTGTTGAATCCTCTTCTGAAAGTATAGAATTAAACACTTTATCTGCAGCACCAATACAGGAGGGTACTGTGGATACATCTATAGATAACAGTTCCGCTCTACTACTGGACGTTTTTGAAGAGGACTTTAGTAACAGTAGATTGCACATACCATTATACGCAGGCACGAGGAATTATAATGTCCTTGAGATACCACTTGTAAACAGGCCATCTTTACCTTTATTAGATGACAGTGGCATTTGGCATTTATCAGGTGCACCCGCAGGAATGGCTGTGCAGTCCTCTTCTGAGGGTGACACCACTTTGGTCACAGTGCCTTTTACATCTGTTGACTATTATCTACACCCTAGTTTAGTGAAACGGAGGAGGCGACGACGGAGACCTTTTGGTGACTTTTTTTAATGTATTTACAGATGGCATGGTGGCTTCCACAAAAAGGAAAAATTTTTGTGCCTCCTCCAAACACTCCTGTTACTAAAATACTACGAACTGACGATTACGTGACGCCGACTGCTCACATATATCATGCAAGTACAGAGCGACTGTGCACTGTTGGACATCCATATTTTGAAATTAAGAATGGCGGTGACGTTGTTGTTCCTAAGGTTTCTGGAAACCAGTATAGAGTTTTCCGATTAAAGCTTCCAGATCCTAATCTTTTTGCTGTTGAGGGAATATATAATCATGACAAGGAACGTCTTGTATGGAAGCTACTAGGCATAGAAATAGGACGGGGTGGACCTCTTAGTGTTGGTAGCAGTGGACATCCCGTATTTAATAAGCTCAGGGACACTGAAAATCCTAATAGCTACTTTGTTACAGGAGATGAAGGCAGACAAAATGTGTCCTTTGACCCTAAACAGGTTCAGGTTTTTATTATAGGCTGCACACCATGTACTGGTGAGCATTGGGACGTTGCTACACCTTGTGCAACCTTGGAGAATAAGCAATGTCCACCTTTGGAATTGGTGCATAGCATAATACAGGATGGAGACATGTTTGATATAGGCCTAGGTAACATTAACTTTAAGGCACTGCAGCAGAATTTGTCTGATGCTCCTTTAGAGCTTGTTAATTCTATAGCTAAATGGCCTGATTTTTTAAAAATGACTTCAGATGCGTACGGAGACTCTATGTTTTTCTTTGGTAGGCGTGAACAGGTATATGCAAGACATTTGTTTTGTAGGAACGGAGCTATAGGAGATAGTATCCCTACTGATCCTAGATATGTAATTCCTGCTAAGGTGGAACAACAAAAGACCCTAAGTTCATCTGTTTATTTCTGTACTCCTAGTGGGTCTCTTGTGTCCAGTGACGGACAATTATTTAATAGGCCTTTCTGGCTGCAAAGGGCACAGGGTAAAAATAATGGAATCTGTTGGGGTAATCAATTATTTGTGACTGTAGCTGACAATACACGCAATGTAAATTTTACTATTAGTAGATATGAAGGGGAGGATGTTTCCACCCTACAGGAATACGAAGGTAAAAAGTTTCATCAGTATTTGAGACACACCGAGCAATATGAAATTTCTATAGTGATTCAGATGTGCAAGGTATCCTTGGACACTGATGTTCTTGCACACATTAATCTCATGAATCCAGATATTCTGGAGGATTGGAATTTAGGTTTTATTCCTCCTCCGCCAAACTCTCTTCAGGATACATATAGGTTTTTGAATTCCCTTGCTACTCGCTGTCCTACTCAGGAACCTCCCACTGAAAAGGAAGACCCTTACAAAGATTACTCTTTTTGGGAGATAGATTTGTCCGAGCGTCTTTCTACGGAGCTTGATCAGTTTCCCCTTGGTCGCAAGTTTTTGTATCAGGCTGGTATAGGACGTGCTCCACGACGGGCAGTAACGGTCAAACGAAAGTCTACTACTGCACATAGGACGAAAAAGAAGAGGAAAACTACCTCCTAATGTTTGTTGCCAAGTTATGTGTCCTTATTAAAGATTAACTAACGTGTTCACACATATCTGTGAGTAATTGAATTCTTATTTAACAACCGCGCCCGGATAACTTCAGGGATATTTGTCCAAGTACCCAGCTCAAGGTAAGATGTTTTCTTTATTCTAAGCCAAGTTTCTGGTATTAAATGGGTTGTGTGGTTTTTTATTTATCATCTACGACCGGCAACGGTCGTCTACATGTAGCTAGCTGTCTAGAAATGTTCTCAGAATGCTGTTTACATCCTGTGCACCTGGATATTATACTTTTGGCTCTAAAACTTCTGCAAATGCACTTTTTCTGCCAACTTTGTTTCATAACTCATCGTCCTGGAGCTTCGCCACATACTTGTGGCAACACACACCTTAAACACCGTACTCGGTCGCTCTTTTCTTTCTCTCTATAATTGTTGGCAACAATCATCATCTAA